GCACCAGTCGCACCAGTCGCACCAGTCGCACCAGTTTCACCAGTCGCACCAGTCGCACCAGTTTCACCAGTCGCACCAGTCGCACCAGTCGCACCACTCGCACCAGTCGCACCAGTCGCACCAGTCGCTCCAGTCTCACCAGTCGCACCAGTCGCACCAGTAGAACCAGTAGCACCAGTCGAACCAGTAGCACCAGTCGCACCAGTCGAACCAGTCGCACCAGTTTCACCAGTAGCACCAGTCGCACCAGTTTCACCAGTCGCACCAGTCGCACCAGTATCACCAGTAGAACCAGTAGCACCAGTTACACCAGTATCACCATAACCACGAGGTCCGGTAGAACCAGTCGCACCCGTAGAACCCGTCGCACCAGTCAAACCATCCACACCAATTATTCCATCTAAACCAGACAAATTAACAATATAATAATCATTTCCCAATATTGAATTTGGATTAATACTTGTCACGGTTATTGACATTTTTCCATTATTACAATCATATGAATCAATAATACCTTTAAATCCACCATTAATATAATGACAATTCACTTTTGTTTCACCAATACAAATTACTGTATTCAATGGTGTATAAGACAAACATGGTTCTACCCAAATAATAATAACATCACCTACGTTTAAATTTATAAAACTAATAGGTTGTTGCGTTTTTGTTAAATATTTACAACAACCATCTTTTTTACAATTACAAATATTACATTCGGGTTTTTTACAACTACAACTATTACAAACATTACAATCATGTTTTTTACAATTACAAGATTTATGAGTTTCACTACTAGTTAAATTATTATTTGAATTGTGATTTAAATTGTTAATAATTGTTTCCGCATTATTTAAAATATGATTATCATCATTGTTATTATAATATTCACCACTTGTTATTACTTCATCCTCATATACTTTCATTTTTATTGTTTGGTCTTTATATTTATTAGACAATTCAGTTATGATAATATTTTTTAAATTTTTTCGTATCTTTGTTTTTAAATCATCAATTACATTATTATAATTAACCTCGTTAAATGGATGTGGAATAAAACTACTGTTATTCAATGCCTTCGACCCATTAACCATCATGTTAGTGTATGGATCATTATAATTGTATTTCATTACACCACTAACACACACTTGCGAAACAATATATTCTACCTTAAATTCGACTTTGCTAAGTCTTAAAGTAATCTTATGTTTCATTATATACTTAAAATATATAATAAAATTGGTAAATTAATTTAATTTATTAATAAATTATATATTTTATATAATATTATCATCACAAAATATATTATATATAAAAAAATGTTAAACCATAAATAGTTAAAAAATCAAAAATATAAATATAAATAAAATCAAAATAAAATTGATTAATAATAAGTATACCAAAATTATAGTATACAAAATACAAAATGTTATATCAATTAAACAATCTATTTCAAGGTACGGTTATCAAGCGTCCGTCAGCAATTATAAAAACACCCTATGTTGCTGATGTATTATTACCAAATAAAAATCAAGTTATCGCACATAGTTTATCCCTCGGCTGCTGTGGTCTTGCAGATACAACCGCTAAAGTATTACTCGAAGATTTAATAAGTACCCAAATAAATAAAACAAACAAAAAAACAGAAAAACCAAAATGTTCACATCGAATACATCTCTCTATATATCAAGAACAACAACATGAAATTATTATTGGAATCAATCCAAAATTAGCAGAAACCCTTGTTGAAAAGGCTCTTGAACAAAATGTAATACATCGTCTACAAAATATAAAGTCATACAAGAGAGAAGTGACAATGCGTATTTCTGGAAAAGTAGATTCACGTTTTGATTTTACTGGAGTAGACCAGAACGGTATTCCTTTTATAATGGAAATTAAAAATGTTCCCCTCGCGGATTACGAAGATGTATGTTCTAAAGATAGAAAACTATTGGATTTTACCGGAAGAGAGTTTTCGTCCAAAGTCGCATATTTCCCAGACGGGTACCGAAAAAAAAGCACCGACCCAATCAGTCCTCGCGCATTAAAACATGTTCAAGAACTCACCTGGATAAAAACCCAAGACCCGCGTATTCGTTGTATATTATGTTTTGTTATTCAAAGACATGATGTAAATAGATTCTCTCCGTCTGTTATTGACCCTATATATCGTGAGGCAATTCGTGTAGCAATGGACGCAGGTGTCGAAATCATACCTTTGGTAATCAAATGGGAGCGCTCTGGTGAAACCTCTTATGACGCCAATTTTGTTCGCGACGATTTACCTATTGTATTCTAGGTTTTTCCCGGTAAATATCTCAAAGGAAAAGAAAATAATTCTACAAAATAAACGACTTAAAAAGACCCGACTAAAGATAAATATGTCATCGAGTTATACAACCCAAAATGATTTGTTGTTGAACAATTTAATGGATTTTTACAAGAAGGACAATAATTTAGATAAAATGTTGAAAATCATTACCGGCGAATCTAAAATATCACTGCGTATTGTAGACTGGTTTGCCACCAATTATGCGAAAAAATATTATACATTGTATTCTTTTGAGGATGTCAATGGAATTTCGCGACGATTTAAGGTGTATGTTGATTACAAGTTGAAACTAAAGGCTTACAGCAAACGACGTTTTGACCCTTTTTGTCGCTGGGACAGAATCAGTATTCCATACAAAGAAGAAGGAACATTTATCGAAACTACAATCGGTCAATTGAACTTTTTTAAATGGACCTTGGAAAACAAGGTGGTTGATTATATCGAGGAAAATTATGAGACCATTGAAAAGGACATGAATAATCGTAATAGTACATCGAAGAGAAAGGAAATCGCGGTGGAAAATAGTGCTACCAAGACGAGAAAGAAGCGCGAGGAGTTATCTGTGTCAGCTACCAAGAGCATTAAAAAAGAAAAGGTGGAAATTGTAGTGAATTTTAATTAAGGTTGCTTTACCTGCAGGTAAAGCGTTAGCTTTTGATTATAAAAACAAAATCAATTATCAAATAAACAATATAAAGACAATAACTTATATTGTTTATAATATGTCGGAACAATTAGACATTGTTGCGTTGATTGAAAAAAACCCGATAACAAAGTTATCTAAAGATTATAACGTGAAATTGTTAGTAAAAGTTAAAGAAAATTTTAACGCATTTGAACAACAATTATTTTTGTCGAGTTTTTATTGTTACTTGAATTATCATCCAACAAAAGATTTTGTCATTGATTTAGATGATATTTGGAAATGGTTAGGTTTTAATCAAAAATATAACGCAAAATATATGATTGAAAAAAATTTTATTATAAACAAAGATTATAAAATCTTTGCTCCTGAACATTCAGGAGCAAAAAAAGAAGGTCGTGGTGGACACAATAAAGAAACTATTATGATGAATATTACTACATTTAAAAAATTTTGTCTCAAAGCAGGAACAACAAAATCTAATGAAATTCACGATTATTATATGAGACTTGAAGAAATAATTCAAGAGACAATAAATGAAGAATGTAGTGAAATAAAATTACAATTGGAACAAAAGGATAAGATTATCGAAAATCAAGTAATCCAAACCGAAAAAGAAAAGGAAAAATTAAAAGAAGAGACATTGATTGAACAGTTTCCATTAAATACACAATGTATTTATATTGGGAAAATCGACAATAAAACCTTGGGAAAACCAAACAGTAAAATGTATCATGAAACGGTTATTAAGTTTGGTCAAAGTAATAATTTAGCCGAAAGAGTAAAACGACACAAAAATACCTACGAAAATTTTAGGTTACACGCTGCTTATAAAGTGAAAAATAAAATAGAAATGGAAAATTGCATTAAAAAACATCCATTACTTCAAAAAAGAATTCGTCTGATAACAACAACAGATAATATAACGCATCGCGAATTATTAGCACTTGATGATGATGAGTTTACTCTGGAAAAAGTAGAAGAACTTATCAAAGAAATCATCAAAGAAAATGAATATAATATGGAAAATTACAATTTGTTAATCAAAAAGAACGACGAATTACAGAATGAAATATACAAATTAAAAGAAGAAATGACCGAAAAAGATAAAATAATAAAAAACAGCAATAATAAAATTCAAAAATTAGAACACGATGTTACGGATGAAATTAAACTAAAAATCGCAAATAATTATTCTATTTGTAAATACGGTTATTTTTTATACGCTTATCAATATGAAAATATGCGGTTTATTTGTTCTATTACGCGTCAAAAGGATTATGACACATTACAAAAATCTTTAAAGGATTTACATCCTGCGGGGGAAATGAAATATTTTGTGAAATCATCTTATCCATTTACTGAAAAAACAATGACATTTATTCTAAAACAAAATTGTGTTTCTCTTGGTCAAAATAAATTTGAAACTTCGCCAGATAATATTAAAAAAATACTTGATATATCTGTGAAATTAGAAGAATTGCTAATTCATCAATCAAAACACTTGGATACATTATCAGATATATTTTCAAACAATAAAATAACCGTTGAAAATGAAGAAACTGACCCAGAAGTTCCGATTGTAAGAAAAGCAAAGAGATCTCTTGATCAAATAAATAAAGATACTGGAGAAATCGTAGCAACATTTGAAAGTATTGAAGCAGCTGGAAGAGCTCTAGGTTTAACAACAGGTACGGCAGTGGGAATCGCACTTCGCGAATCTCGTGTATGTGGTGGATTTTTATGGAGATATTCAGGTATATCAAAAGAAGAACAATTCAACGAACAACCTGTTATCAAAATATGTTGTAGCACAGGTGAAAAATGTTTTTTCAAAACAATCGCGGATGCAGCAAGGGATTCTAATGTATCGGCACCCGCATTAAGACGCAGAATTCTTACACATGTTCATATAAACAATCATCATTGGATTTTTGATAAAACCGCAAATCACTATAGTTAGTAAAAAATACATATTTTATACCATTGACTATTTTTATTTACATAAATAGTCAATTACACAAAAAACAATATTAAAATATTTTGTTTTATTGAATATTAACAAAACAAAATATGGGTAATTCCCAATCGATTCAAAAAATAAATTTCGAAGATATGCAAACCGTATATAAAAATCCGGAACTTTATTTGCTTATCAATACTCTGCCTGTATCAGAACAAGGTTGCCTTATATATAACACCATTAAACCAGAACAAGAAGAAGGTGTGATTAACAGGTACCTGGGAGGGAACAAATGCGTTCGAATCATACTATACGGAAAAAATTCAAACGACGAATTAATATATAAAAAATATAATCAATTGGCTGGGTTAGGGTTTGCTAATGTATATGTATACACGGGTGGTCTTTTTGAATGGTTGATGCTACAGGATATTTACGGGTTTGATAATTTTCCAACGACCAGCAAACAGCTGGATTTATTGAAATTCAAACCGCAAAAAAGGTTGAACATTTCTTATATTGAAAACGGATAAGGCGAATTTATTTCATGAGTGCCATATTGGATAATTCATCGGCGCGTTTGTTTTTATCGCGATACACATGTTGAAATGAAATGTTTTCAAAATATTCAGCAAGTGATTTCGCAGAATGGTGTAATTCTAATAATTTTTCGGATTTCACCTGGTATTCACCGCGCATTTGTTTGATGACTAATTGACTATCTCCCCTGACAGTTAGTTCACAAATTTCACGAATAACTGCTTCTTGTAGTCCAAGAATGAGCCCACCATATTCGGCCGTGTTATTTGTGGCGCGCACCCCGACAAATTTAGAGGCGCCCCATATTTCTTCACCTTTATAATATAAAACGGCACCTGCACCGCCTGGTCCAGGATTACTTTTACAACACCCATCGAAATACAATACATAATCGGTTTCAGGTTTCGGTGCGGCGTACATACTTTCTGGAAATATTTTTATGCCGCTTTTATAACACATGTACTTATAATAATTATACATTTGTAATAGTACAAATATAATTATTCAATTTTTATTTTATTTAGAAGACGACAAACAAAAAATATTATCTATCGTAATATTATATACAATGAAAAAGACAAATAATAATAGTTTGTTGAAATATTTATATTACATTGCGTTATTTATCTTGGCATACTTTTTACTTTTCTTTGTAATAAATAAATACAATAACATGGTGAAAATTGAAAAATTTACAGGAGGATTACCAACAGTGAGTGGAAACAAAAGCGGAAATATTGCCGCATGGATTAGTATAATAGTTGTCGGTTTCGGTCTTTTATCTTTTGTTTTTTACATCGTTTTCAAAAATGTAAAAGAAAAAAGAAGCATTGATAACGCAGCAAATAAACTTGGAAAAGAACTTAGCAAAAAATGGAGTGATTAAAATGTATAACTATTTTTTTATTTTATGAAAGATTTTATATTTTCTATCCATTCACCCAATACGTCACGATTTTCATAAATATCCGTATTTCCATCTAATACTAATTGACGATTGGATACTTTTTGAAAATCGCGGTTCAACATATAGGTATGATAACTATGACATGATTTCAAATAATCTAGAGGAATATTGGATTCACCTAATCGCGATCTCTTGGCAATACGTTGGTGACATATTTCTGGGTCCGTTTCTACATAAATGACCCCGCATATAGGGAAATCCTTTACAAATGCATCAAACCATTTTTTATATATTTGATAACTTACGTCTTCTATTTTTCCGGTGTCGTATAACATTTTCGCAAAGACAAATTTATCAGTGTATAAACTGCGCTCGCTAATAATAATCGCGTCCGGATTTTTTTCGACCGTCGTTTTCAATAAGTTCAAACGAGAAATATATGCCATCATTTGAAATGGGAACGAATATTTATCCTGGTCTTCATAAAATTTTTGTAACATGGTATTTCCTGCGGCATCTTTAATTTCCTCCCATTCATCAACTGGTTCTTTCATAAATATAATTTTTTGATTACTTATAATTAATTCATTCTTTAAAGATTCTAATAATGTCGATTTACCAGAACCAATATTTCCCTCAATTGTAAAGATGCGTGTCATTGCTTGTTTCATTTTTATAATATATATTTATAGTTATACAAATTAAAGTTTAAATTATTATTTTCAATTTTTATTTTATAAATTATATTTTTTGAGAGAAAACGAAAATAATTTTGGTTAGGGTTATTTCTCTACAGGTAATCCATAATCTAACCACCCGGCAACAGGAACGCCTTTTACCGGGGATAAACCGTATCCATATTTGATAGAGACTACATTATAACCCAACAGTTTCAATAAAGTCATGACTTGACTACTTGTATGACCTACATAACAAATCAAAAATATTGGTTTATCTTTTGGTAATTTCTTGATATTTTTTTCGTCTAATATATTCAACCAAAATATGTTTTTTGCGCCTTTGATATGCCCTTTTTTGTATTCCTTTTCTTCTCTCAAATCAATCAAAAAATAATCCTTTTTCTTCAAAAAATAATCATTATAAAAATCAATGGGTGTTATATAATTCCAGTCATTTTTGGTAGATTTTAAATAGTTTCTTAATATTTCTATATTCATTTTTCTATTATATATTATATATTATTTTATATAATATTATACAATTGGCATAATACACCCTTGAACATTTTAAATTATTTCAAAAAAATAAAACAGGTTCAAGATTAGGTCTTTTCATACCTGTAGTAAAGTTTTTTATTACTTAGTTAGTTATGCGCTTCATCATTTTTATATAAGAATTTTTATCATTTTTATTTATACTTTCATTCATTATATATATTATTTTATTTTTATATTCCTCATCATAATTACTATTGTATAACTTTGCTATTATATTATTTGGATGTAACGTCTCACACATAATGTTGTTTACTTTTATTTTTTCGTATTTTTCCATTAATACATTATAAAGTATTTCTTGATTATAATCAACCTTTCGCACCTTTTCAAAATGACCCAAAAACTTGTATGATTCTATCATTTTGCCTTTATAAAGTATCTTATGATCTTTGCTTATGATTGTTTTTTTATTAGGATAATTATTTCCTAATGCGTTCTTATCAAAGCATACTAAATAAGTATCATGTGAAATCGTTTTTGTGATGGCTTTTATATTCTTATTATTAATAGTATTTTCAAAAGGAATGATTTTTTCAATGCTGATTTCTCCTTGGTCTGTAGAGATAAGTGTTCCAGCAGGAAAGCAAATATTAGATATAGGTGTAGGTGGAACAGGTGTTGTAATTGTATAACTAAACAATGATCCTTGATTACCGCTACCACCACTATATGTAGTTCCATATAATATTCCACCTTGATAAATAACGCCAGCATAAGGCTGTGATCCATCGGTTGGTTGTCCAGTAAAAGAATAAAAGGTAGTTAAAGTATTTGATGCTAAGTTATAACTAAACAATGTTCCTAAATTACTACTACCACCATTTGCTGTAGTTCCATATAATATTCCACCTTGATAAATGACACTAGCCAGAGGACTTTTCCCATCGGTTCCAATTCCAGTAAAAGAATGTAAAGTAGTCAAAGTACTTGATGTTAAGTCATAACTAAACAATGTTCCTAAATTACTACTACCACCAATAAATGTAGTTCCATATAATATTCCACTTTGATAAATGACGTCAGCTTTAGGATATGAACCATCGGTTCCACTTCCAGTAAAAGAATGTAAAGTAGTCAAAATATTTGATGTTAAGTCATAACTAAACAATGTTCCAAAATTACTACTACCACCAGTTCTTGTAGTTCCATATAATATTCCGCTTTGATAAATGACCCCTGCCTCAGGATATGAACCATCGGTTCCAGTTCCATCAAAAGAATATAAAATAGTCAAAGTATTTGATGTTAAGTTATAACTAAACAATGTTCCTTTATCATCAGTACCACCATTAAATGTAGTTCCATATAATATTCCACTTTCATAAATGACACTGTTCTGAGGCTGTGACCCATCGGTTGGTTGTCCAGCAAAAGAATAAAAGGTAGTTAAAGTACTTGTTGATAAGTCATACTTAAATAATGTTCCTTTATTACTAGTACCACCAGCAGTTGTAGTTCCATATAATATTCCACTTTCATAAATGACACTAGCCTGAGGTTGTTTCCCATTAGTAAAAGGAGCAGGATAAGTAAAAGAATATAAAATAGCTAAAGTATTTGATGATACATTATAACTAAACAATGTTCCATAGCTAAGCCCACTACCACCACTACTTGTAACTCCATATAATATTCCACTTTCATAAATGACACTAGCCTGAGGATATATCCCATTGGTTCCAGCAAAAGAATGTAAGAGTGATTCACTCATTTTATATATTATTATAAGTTTTTTTTATTTGTTCACTACATTTAATATTCGCAAAGCAACAATTACCTTTATAATCATTTCTTTTTTGTTTCATATTATAATTGTATTATAAAAACAAAATTTTGTTCTATGTAAAATATTCAGGGGTCTAAAACAAGGAGATAATAAAAATTGATTATTATTTATCATTATTTATTATAGTAAAACAACTTACAAACAATTACACATAGTATATCATACAACCCAAAAACCAAAAAATGGATCTTAACCAAAGAAAACTTACTAAAAACGAATGGGAAACTATTGAAACCCCTGTTTCTGAACAAGAAAAGGAAGTATTAAACCTTATTATACAAGGTTACAACAATGTAAACATCAAGTATAACCGTTATCTTTCCCTGTTTCAGTATTTAAAAATCGAATACAGTGAATCTATGGAAGATTATTTATATAATAAATACTTTTCCCCTAAATTAAACGAAATCAAAAAAAAATATCCAACTGTCTTGTCTGTATTTCAACTCATGACCGCGAAAAACAATCCAACAATTAAAAAAGCAGACCTAATCCGTCTTGAAAAAAACGACCCATCCAAAATAAACCATGATAACGCCTATGAATATTTGCTCATTGACACCGCTGAACAAATCGTCAAATACAAAGAAAAAAAGAGTTCAAAATGGTTATTTCATTATTTCACCTTGAGTAAATTAATCAAAAACTCGATTCATAACTTGAACCGTCACATATTGTTGTTTGTCACAAAAATTCTCGCACTCTATGAAGACGACGTTGATTTAACCAAAGTCATCGAACATTCCGTCGATTTCATTGAAAAAAACAGTGTCATTTTGAAATACGGCGATATTTCACTCTATGAACACCAAAAACAATTGTTTTCCACTATGAAAAACCCAGACTTTGACGAACGTCAAGCTTCCTTTCGCGCTGAATGTAAACTCCAACAAAAGCATAATGGGGACGATGAAAGCGATAGTGACGATGATGATGTATTACCATTATGCTCAACTGAAAAAAAAGCACCAGCTCCTAGGTTGGTCCTTTATATTGCTCCCACCGGTACAGGAAAAACGCTGAGTCCTATTGGAATTTCCGAGAAAAATCGCGTCATATTTGTATGCGCAGCGCGTCACGTCGGTTTAGCCTTGGCTCGCGCAGCGATTTCTGTCGGTAAAAAAATAGCGTTCGCTTTTGGGTGCTCTAGTGCGGATGATATTCGATTACATTATTTTGCGGCGAAAGAATACACTGTGAACAAACGCGATGGCCGAATCAAAAAAGTAGATAACAGTGTAGGTGATAAAGTGGAAATTATTATTTGTGACTTGAAATCATATTTGCCTGCGATGTATTATATGAAGGCATTCAATCCAGTGGAAAACATTGTTGTTTACTGGGATGAACCCACCATTACCCTTGATTATGAAAATCATGATTTACACGAAACCATCCAAAAGAATTGGAACGAAAATTTGATTCCCAATATGATATTATCATCTGCGACATTGCCTAAACTACATGAACTAACGGACACCTTGGAGGATTTCAAAGAGAAATTCCCCGGGGCACAAATCGTAAATATTGTGAGTCATGATTGTAAAAAGACGATTCCTATTATAAATAACAATGGTTACGTTGTATTGCCTCATTTCATGAGCACTGATTATGATAGGGTTTTGGAAATCGTTGAAAACTGTGAAAACAATTTGACCCTGTTGCGTTATTTTGATTTGAAAGAGGTCGTTGAATTTATACTCTTTGTTGATAAAAATAATTATGTTATCCATAGTAACAAAATAGCGCGTAAATTTGCTAGCATAGATGATGTAAATATGATGAGCATTAAATTACACTATTTGCGCTGTTTGAAAAATGTCATTGGCGGTTCGTGGGGGTCAATCTATATTTCTTTGAAAACAAATCGGGTAAAACGAATTGAAAACAATGAAACCATTGACCCCAAAGGTGTTCCTATTAAAAAATCGACGATTCATGTTCAAGATAAAAACGCGCCAAATAATAGTTGTGCGATTTATGTTTCAACAAAAGACGCATATACATTAACTGACGGACCTACTTTGTTCTTGGCTGCTGATGTGGAAAAAATAGCAAAATTTTGTATTCAACAGGCAAATATTCCAGCAAAAGTGATGGAAGATATTTTGGCTAAAATAGAATTCAACAATCAAGTGAATGAAAAAATCACGATTCTTGAACATAAATTAGAAGACCTTATTGAGAAAAAAACTATGAAACAACAATCCGGTGATGACAGTTATGCTGCTAAAAAACTAAAAAATGAATCCAAAAGTCGCGACAAAGACATCGGTGAAAAAGACGGGGAGGTAATTAAACTAAATGCGGATTTAACACTATTGAGGTCAATGATAAAATCAGCGGAATTAAATGAAACCTTTATTCCAAACAAACCATTACATTTGAAAAAATGGGCGGACACATTAAACACGGTTGGTGCGTTTACTAGTGATATTGACGAAGACACTATTACAGATATTATGCTTTTGAATGATGTCGAAGATAGTTGGAAAATATTGTTACTCATGGGTATCGGTGTTTTCACAAATCATCCCAATATTACTTATACAGAAATCATGAAAAAACTGGCAGACCAACAGAAATTATATATGATTATTGCGTCGAGTGATTATATTTATGGAACCAATTATCAGTTTTGTCATGCTTACTTGAGTAAAGATATGAAATTAACTCAAGAAAAGATTATACAGGCTCTTGGACGTGTTGGTCGTAACAATATTCAACAAAACTATTCTATACGGTTTAGAGATGATGAACAAATAAATAAATTATTCTATAAAGAGGACAACAAAATCGAAGTCACTAATATGAATCGTTTATTTAAACGTCTAGTATAAGCTGTTAAATGTTAAGAAACCAATCCCATACTTGTTTTTTATAAATATTGACAGGTAAATAATAAAAACTACCAAAAATAAGTGATTTGGTAACCCATTTTAAATATTCGGTATTCAAACCCTTTTTTATACATTTTTCCAAAAAATATTCATTTATTTTTTGTTTATACTCAATATTAATTTCTTTTTTATTCAATATTAAATCGTATCCTAAAATAGATTGATACATTTTACCATAATCATAATATATATCACCATTAAGTGTTAAATCGTTATCAATCTGTCCCCTCATATCTATGCATTTAATATCATCTGTATATGTTAATAATATATTTGAAAACCAAAAATCACCATGAATTATTGAAACAGTTCTTGCGTCATATGTTCTTTCTAAATTCTCTAATATATTTATAAAAACTTTTTCCGCATTATCAAAAGGATAATCATTCAGGTTAAATCGTGATTTTAATTTATCAAAATAATTTGCTTTTATTTTTTCATTTGAAATAGTAATTTGTCGATTTTGATTATCATGTATTTTATTAAGAACATCAAAACATTTATCAATAATATCCGTAGTTAATGTTTCATTCGCATATAAAAAATATAGTGGAATCCCATTAATAAAATCAATCGTAATTTCGGTTTCATTTTCATTTATTTGTTGATAATGATAAAGAGAAGGGAAAAACATGGATATTTCTTGGGGTATGTTTTGATAAAAAAAAAGTTCTCCTCTTATATTTGTAGTTGGTCCTATTTTTTTAATTTTATCGTCAGTCTTTTCTATTTTATTGAATTTATTGTTCTCAATTTTATTAGGAATATATTCTTGAGAATGCCCGAAAAACCCAAAAAGAGAAATATCATTGTAATAAGGATTCATGGCGCGGTCATCAATATAAATATCAGCAATTGGTTTTCCAAAAATAATTTCGTCATAAGGTATACCAAATTTAATAAGAGTATCAAACGTCACTAACGCAATATCTTTGAGGACTTTTCCTATATTTGATTTATGAGTTTCCATTCTACGCGCAGTATAAATAATGATTTCATGACCCTGCTTTTTCAAAAAAAGTAAAAGGTCAATCATTTTTTTAATAGGTTTTACAGTAGAATAATCACCAGGTGTTTGAGGATAAGTAACTAATGTATTATCCAAATCAAAACAAATGCGTAATTTTTTAAAGGTTAATCCATTTGTTGATATTAATTGTTCAATTTCTTTATAAGTTCCCAAATGTTTCGTTTGTTCTGTATAAATAGGTTTGATATATTCTCCTTTTTCGATAATAAGTTTATATAATTGCGAAAAATAAAATTCTTGTTTGGTTTTCATATTCCGTTTGATTAATTCGTTCGCAAGATTCTTGAATGATTCTGTATTTTTGAATCCATATAATCCACAACAAAAATTATCTGATATTTTTACTTTTTCCTCGATGGATATAACGCTATTTTCATATATGGTGATAAATGAATAATTTGTTTTGGTATAATCATTCCCATAACAAATAAAATGAGAATTGATGTTGGATAAATCGGGAAATGTATGAATGTTATCATTGTCTATAAAAACAATCGGTTCATTATTTAATGAGAAACGATTTATACCGACAAGAGCTGTTTCAACTGCCCCTCTTGTTAAAAAATCAATTGATGAAAATATAAAAGTACGCGTTTTAAATTTATTTATAACAATTTCTTTGAAATTATATTTATCTAATGCCGCATTATAAATAATATAAATTTCATTGGAAGGAATAGATTCAATTATAAATTCAATAAGATGCTTTCCATTTATGTAATTTAACGGTTTTGGAAGAGAATACTGATTACATCTTTTTCCAATCCCACCACAAAGAAGAATATATTTCATATATGAATAAAAAATAAATTGTATTTATATTAGTTATATTATTTATGAATATTATTTAAATAAAATAATTTATATATTATAATGATTCATACAATAACTGATAAAGTTTTTGGTAATTACAATATTAATGACGAATTAATACATAAATATGAAAACATTACATCATATAAATATACATCTTGTAAAGCAGAACTAATAATTACTTCGTCGCTTGATGAAACATCTCAAGAAGATAAAGAAATATATTACGTATTCGATTGTCCAGGAGAGGACGCGCTTTTTCATTGGATTTCTGAATGTTTCATATTTTATCCATTATTGTTGAAATTAAAAGAAAGCTATCATAATATAAAAATTTTGACTAGAAATACAAAAAAATATGTAAAAAATATATTTAAATTTTTTAACATAAATATTGAAATAACTAATACAATAAAACCGAATAATGTATGTTTTTTCTCGCCAATAATATCATTAAACGAATTAAATTTCAAAAAAGATTTATATTTAAAATATATACATGCGTATATTGATAATATAAATTTATTATTATCAAATAATGGTTTACCCGATAATAAAATTATATTATTACCCAGAAATAATAAAGATAATTATGTTCCAAATGAAAGAACTATTCCAGGAATAGAAGACATTGAACAAAATATAATTGATAATGGAGGGGTTGTTTTGAATACATATCAAATGAATAATATTCACATTCAGTGGGCTATCATTCAATCTAGTGAAATTATTATCCTTGATTATGGTTCTTCCTTTTTTTTTAATTGTATATTTCTTAAAAATAAAAAAATAATTGTATTAGATAATTACAATTCTCTTAAAGGGCAAATCAATTTTATATCTATCAAAATATTAATAGACATTATACGTGACAATAATACGTTAATTATGGTTAATAATCCAAATAACGATAATACAATTTATTATAATAATATAAAACACTTTTTAGAATATTAATATAAACAGAATATGATTATTATTATAGAATGATTTTTATTTACGGGGATAGTCATGCAAGATTCAGTTTTAAAAACTTGAATTTAGAATGTATTAATAGACAATGTGACAATATAACAATGTTTAGAATTGGTAGAGACAATATTATTATAAATTTCAACAAAGAAGAACATGATGATGATAGTATTTTATGCTTTACATATGGAGAAATTGATTGTAGATGTCACATACAACGACAAATAAACAATGGACGAAATGAAGATGATATTATTCATGAACTTGTTAATAAATACTTTGAAACTATTAAAAATAATGTAAATAAATATAAAAAAATTATAATTGTTGGAATAATACCTCCAACTAGACAATGTGATTATGAAAATATTCACGGACCTATATTACACGAATATCCATTTGTAGGAACCAACGAAGATAGAGTTAGATATACAAAAAAAACAAATGAAACAATTCAAAAATTATGTCAAGAATATGATTATATTTATTTTAACCCATATTATTTTTATACAAGAGATGACGGAACATTAAAATATGAGTTATCCGATTCATGTGTTCATTTAGGATATAATTCTTTTTTTTTAGAAAAATTTATTGAAACTATAGGTTCGTTTAAATAAAAAATGGGATTTCTAATGTCTCAATTAACATGTAATTTTTATATATAAATATATTTTTTATATAAACATTTAAAAGTATTAAAAGTATTAAATCTATATATTTAATGTTAAGCAACAAAAAAATATTACTTTTTGGTGGTTCGGGTTCTCTTGGTAGAAAATTTATAGATACTTATATAAAAGACAATGAAATTATAAATTATTCAAGAGACGAATGTAAACATTGGGAAATGGGTTTGCATTATAAAACCGCTAATTTAAAATTTATAATAGGCGATATTCGCGATTATAACAGTGTTGAAAATGCGATTTTAAGAGAACAACCTCATATTATTGTTATTATGGCGGCTTTAAAACATATCGACCGTTGCGAATTTGCGATACATGAATGTTTACAAACCAATTGTATTGGACCCATCAACGTATTGAATTCAATTGAAAAAAACAATGATAGATTGTCTAATCTTGAATGTGTTGTTATGGTTAGTACAGATAAGGCGTGTGAACCGACAAATGTATACGGTATGGCAAAAGCACTTGCTGAAAGTGCTATTGTAGAAAAATCGTTATACATCACAAATCGTAAATTTGTAAATATTCGTTATGGAAATGTATTAAATTCACGTGGAAGTATTATACCGATTTTACACGAAAAAGGTAGGGATACAGCGGTTCATGAATTTTCACTAACACACCCAGATATGACACGATTTGTAATGACATTAGAACAAAGTGTTGCTTTGATAGAATACGCAATCATACACGGCGAATCGGGAGACACTATTATTCCAAAATTGATTTCCTTAAAAATGATTGATTTAATGGAAATATTTTCAGAAAAATATGGTAAACCTGTTAAAATAACTGGTTTACGTCCAGGCGAAAAAATGTTGGAATCCTTGATTAGTGAAACCCAAGCAACTCGTTTAATAAAAACCGAATCTGGATATATGCATATTAAGCCAGTTTATAAAAATTTACTAGTTAATGAAGATATATATAATTATAACAGTAAACTAAATCCATTATCAAAAGAAGAATTAAGGAATTTTATGAATCATTTGGATTTAATTTAATATACATTATAGTACGTTTAATTCACTATAATATTATATATGTTTACTCTATAATATTATGTTTAAATCTCATAATTTTGTGTACAACAACATTAATTATAATTTTGAATATAATGAAAATGACCCTTCTGGTATGGGTTGTATAAATGAAATTGTTATAAGAAATGAATATAACTTAGAAAATTATATTAATCATGTAAATAAAATTTTTATAGATATTGGCGCAAATTGTGGTGTTGTTACTATTATTTTAGCAAAACAAAATCCCCTATCAAAAATATATTCTTTTGAACCAGATAAACAATTATATGAAATATTAAATAATAATATATCAATCAACAAATTAACGAATGTCGTTACTTTTAATAAAGCAGTAACAAAAGAAGGTATTGATAAATTAGAATTATGTTTACACCCATTTTATTCTGGCGGAAACACTACATATTCGAATACTCATAATTTAAATTCATATTTTCATACCACAATTAATACATATAGTGTTGATTGTATTTCTTTAGATAAAATTATAAATGATAATGATATAACTGAGATTGAATTATTAAAAATTGATTGTGAAGGAGCTGAATATGATATTATTTACGATTCAAAACTGTTAAGAAATAATATTATTAATAATATGGTTGGTGAATTTCATAATTTACGTTACAATATAACAAATCATACTGCTGAAGAATTAATTCATTATTGTAAACCTTTTATAAAAAATATTTTTCAAATAGGCGTTTTAGATATTTAATTATAATATTTATATAATATTTATATAATATTCATTAAATTCTATAAACATTTCTATATTTTTCAGGGTCAGCACGTAATAATCTCAACTTGTCTTTTTCTTCATCTGGTTCGTCATTTGGTCTTGCCACAAAAAAAGCTTTAACTCGTTTATTTTTATCTTCAAAATTTTCACTCAAATAAGATAATGTAATAAATACACGTCTACTATGTGGTGGGCACGTGGCGGGTTCTGGATTACCATGCCACGAATAATCATTACAAGTAAATATGACTAATCTATTAAATAATGGTGCGATACTCACTTGTTTTTCTATTAATTTAGCATCATTACTACACGCATTTTCACCTTCCCATAATTCCAAATGGCAACCATATTCTTCTTTCCATTCATAACTTAAATAAATACCAAGTGTTATTTGTTTTTTTAAACCTAGTGACGGATGTAATCCTGCGTCGACATGAATATCCAATTTATCACCTGGTCCATAGGTATGAACACCCCAAAAATTACGTGTTGTATCTAATTTTAATTGGTACCCAACCATATTTGATAACTCTGTTACAAATTCGTCACTTGTTAATTTATCAAATAAATTTTTTAATGCTGGAGGAAAATTATATTTATCACGAAGAGTATATTTTTGTTCAAATGGATTACTATATCTATCCCATTCGACTTGTGGTATATTTAATATTTCATTTTGTAAATCTACCGCAAATTCATGTGTTAAAAAATTCTCCTGCATAATATGCGGAAATGGAGATTTTTCTAGAAAACAATCAGTCAATTTATAATTTATAATCGACATTATAACTTATAAATTCATTATTTTAAATAAATATTTTTCAAATATATTTTTATTTGGGTCTATATTATTTATATCAAATTCATTTATGTATTTTTTTGTTAAATTATCTCCATTATACCAATGAATTCCAAATGTCTCGTCTGTAGTTTTATCGTTTAATGAATAAAAAATATTATATATATTGTCCCATATATAAGGATAAACCATTTTGTTAGAACCACACAAACAACCAGTTGTTTTATTTTTATTATTATTAAAAACATCATTCCATAAATTAGGTCCAAGTTGTTGATAATTATTATTTAAATTCTTTATTTTATTACAAGAACTATTATATAATAAAGTGATTATTTCGTTTTTTGGTGATGAAAATATTAATCCAGTCGGTATTATATTACTATATGTAAAATACAATAAGTTATGTGTAAATTCTTGTTCAAAAATATAATTTGGAACAGGTTTTATAAATAATATATCAAAATCAAACCACATTCCACCATGTTCATATAATTTTACGATTCTTGTGAAATCCCCTTTATAAACACACGAAATATTATTATCTATATTATATTCTTTTTCAAAATCAATCATTTCTAATTTAATCTTATTGCTTATTTCTAAAATTTTATTCATTGTAATATATTTATCTATAACTATATCGACCGAATGCTCATTGCCATCCCATTGTTTTAATTTTGTGCTTTCTATTTTTGATGTATAAATAATCACTTCCATATTTGGATTCAACTTTACTAATGAATATATAGTGAAATAATGTAAGTATGATAATTGTTCTCCTTCCCAATAAGTAAAAAATATTTTGGGGATAGGGGGTTCTTTTACATTCGTAAAACGAATAATTTCATTCACAATTAATTTACTTGTTTCACCGGTTCCTAACCATGATGTATTCATTTTAATTATATTATTTTCTAATAGTTCAATCCATTTAAATATATCATCTTTGCGAATCAATTCTTCCTTTTCTACGCACAATTTAATACTACAATCATATTTATAACTTTGAGGTCGTTCTGTATAATCTCTTGGTACAATTACCGGAGTATTAAGTAATGCTGGTTCTTCTTGACCAGTACCGCTATCACTAATAATAAAACGACAATGATATACCTTTTCTAAATATTCTTTGTATGCATACAACGGGACTTGTATAATTTTACCTAAATCTAATGAATGTTTATCTATTTCGTCTTGTAATCTTTTAAAATAAAGCATTTTTACTGGTATATTGTATTTTTCAATACAATCATTCGCAAATTTAAATATATTTATTAACCGATGTTTGTATTTGAAATTCTCTGGACGATGTATATCTAATAAAATCATATCATTTCTTTTTGGAGTTCTCATAATTTCATTACCAAACATTTTGAATGGTTCAACAACCGTATTTCCAACAACAAATACATTTTTAGTAATATTTTCCTTGATTAGTTGTTCTTTATAATCATCATGATATACAAATAAAATATCACTACAATGATCGCATACCGTTCGATTAATTTCTTCAAGCATTCGTTTATCATAAGAACGCATTCCTGCTTCAATATGACCTATTTTATAACCTGCTTTTTTTAGCGGAAATGATACCCCGGCTGAATTAGAATCTCCCAAAAATAAAATTAAATCTGGATTTATATTTTTTTCTTCGAAAAGTTTAGGAATTTCTACGGATAAATAAGAAAGTTGTTCATAATGATTTGACGATGATTTACCTGTATTTAATATATAATCAGCGTCTCTTATACCCAATTGTTTAAAAAATATATCGCTCAACATACGGTCGTAGTGCTGACCAGTATGTATTAAAATATGATTTAAATATTTATCCAACTCCTTAAAAACCGCACACATACGAATAAAATCGGGACGAATACCTGTAATTGTAACAATGGTTTTTTTATTTTCACATGAAGAAAGTTTTAAATATTCTACATAAAAATTTTCTATATTTTCTGTAACATCAATGTATTTATTTGTTTTTTTGAATACTTTTAATTTATTATCAAATAGTTTTTTATTATATTCTACATTTCTATCCCAACTTTTTGTAGCAATCGAATGATATAAATGTAGTCCTCCAATATAATGAAAATTATGAAAAATATTAATAATACGAATATTATTTGAAATTATTTTTAATAGAAAATCATCATCATCAAAACACGAACCCATTGTATAATCATAGCTAAAATATTTTATTTTATTAAAAGCAACACTTGTTAATGAAACTAAAAAATGAAGATTTCTATTGTTTCCCATGGATTGATACCAACCATCTTCTGTCAAACGTTTCTCATAAAAATTTTCTCCATATATACTCACATCATTTGTATTATAATTATATATTTTTTCATTTGTTGAATAATCTCTACTTGCTTTTACGTCAAATACAAAATATTCATCATTACTTATTAATTTTTTATTCACAAAATTTACAACATCTCCAATATGACATACTTCTCCATTTTGTATAATGATACGAGAACCTTTTATAAATTGAAAACCAATATTATAATTTACCAAAGGATTATGCCAATTTTTATTTTCACCATTGATTGTTATTAAATCTATATAAAAACCATAATTATTCTTTTTCAAGACATTTATATCGATAGTATCATATGTAGAATCATCTATAAGAATTAACTGAACATTTTTAAAAACACTCTTTGATATTGTTTTTAATGTAAAATATACTTGTTTACTTCGATTTGATGTTGTCATGATAATTGTTATCGTATTTTCATCAATCACACAATTATTGTCAATTACCTGGTGTGAAAATAAAGAGCTATTTTTACGTTCTACCTTTCTTTTTATAGCAAAAATAAGATTCTTGCTTTGATACAATGTTTCCATTACAAGAATATATTATATTAAATTAAATTTATTTAAATTATTTATTTGTATATTCAATTCTTTTATATTAAATTAAATTTATTTAAATTATTTATTTGTATATTCAATTCTTTTATATTAAATATATTTTCATGTATTGAAGACAATGTTTTATCTACCTTTTCACTCGTTTCTGTTTTATTTATTTCTATATTCAAATGATACGCATCTGCTATTATACACGCTAATTCATATTTGCTTTTAGAGGTTGGCGAAAAAATATGTTTTACACCGGTCCAAAATAAGTTCTTATTTATTATCTCGTTTATAATTTCGCAATATTCTAAACAAGTTATTCCATTCCATAAATGATTATCCCAACAGTTTATTTTACTGTTATTATTTGAAAGAACCCACTCTAAAAAAGATTTTTTATTAGATAATTCATTTCCAATGATAGATGTGCGTATAATTGTACAACCAGAAGGTTCTCCTAAGGATTTACTCATACCGTACGAATTGATTTCATCGTGAATATCTGTTTCCACATATTTTCCTTTTTTACCAGAAAATACACAGTCTGTTGTAGGTTGTATCATTTTCGCATTATACTTTTTACAAATGTTCCATAATACATGAGGAAAATATGCGTTTATTAAAAAATAGTCGGTTTCATTTTGCGACTTTTCTTTTCGTTGAGGAATTAACCCAACACAATTTATAATACACGTAGTTTCGTTGATTTCATTATCAAGAAGAATATTTTCTAGATTTTCTAGATTTTCTTTCGTAATTCTAAAAGATATTTTTATTACAGAAATATCAGTATATTGTGTAAAATATGAATAAATATATCGCCCCAACATACCAGTGGAACCAAATAATAAAATTTTAGTAATCTGCGTATTCATTATTTATATACCATAATTATATAAATAATTTGATTTTTTTAAACGTATATTGTTATTTCTCTTTATCCACCAGGATTTCCTTGGCTACAGTACGAATAATTTTGTTATAATTCTTTTGCGCTTTTTCCTTGTCTGTTTCACCTAAGCTCTGGTCTATCAGTCTTGTATACAGGTCGCTCTTTTTATGATTCGGGTCTTTGTATTCCGGGTTGGCTTTCGCCCAAAGAGACATTTGCTTCACATTCTTGTGTTCAATCGCCTTGATGGCTTTTATCATTTGTTGTTTATCATCGTCTTTATGCCAAGTATCATTGTTTTTAATATGAATCACCTCCCTCTTTAAATCACTACAATGAATAGGTCGTTTACTTATATCTAATTGGTTTAATCCCTTGATTAAAATATTGCTTATACCACCACAATACCCGAGGGGTCCAAAATTCTCAAAATCCGTTAGGGTTAAAATCAGCGATTCCAAGAAATCACTTAGATTCAACGCATCTTTACATGTCTCGTTCAAAAATACATTCAAGTTGAATTTATTGTTGTTTGTTGTGTTATTGGTAATGTTATTATTATTTGTAATATTTACGGCAGATACTAATTCTAGTATTTTTTTATTTTGCTCTAAAATAAGGTCTTTAAATTCTTGATTTTGTTTTAAAAGGTCTAATATCATATTGCTGTCAAATTCAGGCTCGTTTGGTTGAATATTTGATGTGGGTTCTTCTACACTTATTGTTACGTTGTCGTTTTTTATTGTTTCGCACTTTTTTTTGTGTCTCCATAAACCAGAACGATCATTGAATTTTTTTTCACAATATTCACAACTGAATTTCGTTTTTTTCGCGTCGTCTGTTGCCATTTTGTTGATTTTATGTTTATTCGTGTTATAATGACGTTTCATATCAAAACTACGTGAGCATTTATAATCACACATATTACAAAAAAAATCTTGCGCGTTTTGCGCGTTTGTTGTTGCGTTTTCGTTTTTAATATTACATATTTTAATATCATACATCAGGTTTGGTATATTATCATTTATACCTTTTTCTGGTTTAACTTTTGGCTTGGGCATTGGTTCAATACTGTTTAAGGTTGCGTGTAATAATTCAAAATATTCTTGCTCCTTTTTTCTTGCTTCATAATGGTCTTTACAATTAAAAAAATTTACTATTTCCATACTCCAGTTTGTCCAACCACCGTTGTTTCTAATTACTTGGTATAATTTACAATTATAATTACTTGATTTATTATTTATACAACATTGTTTATGAGCATGTTTTCTTTGAATAAAGTTAGTTGTATGTCCAACATATACATCAGTTATATTAGGGTCTTTACAAGTAATTTTATAAATAATTGTATTCGAATAATCTATTTCCACCTTTGGCATACTATTTACTTTATAATAATATTTTATTTTTATATTAAAAAAATCTTATATTTTAAAATAATCTTATGTTGCTTAATATCGCAACAGAAAAGGTTTTAAACCATTTTTCTTAAAAAATATTAATTTTATGCTCACAAAATTATGCTCTCGTGTGTTTTACATGGAAAAATCCATGAGAGCTTTATGCTCTAAAATGACCTAAAAACCCCCGTTTTTCAAGAGAATACTGGCATATTTCAAAAATGGACATACCAAAAATGTTCATTTTTACTTTTTCTGATTTTCTTTTGTTGAAATTTGAAAATTTATAAATATAGTTCTTCAAAAATATTAATAATTTTTGTATAAATAATATAAAAAATGTATCGTAGATAAAATATATATTTTCCACGTATAAGTAAAAAATATATAAAAAATATATAATTATATATATATTAACAAATGTTGAATTTAGAAGATGTCGAAAAAATTTACAATAAATTAAAAAATACAGAAGGCGGAAAAAACGCATCATATATACCAGAATTGGCAAAGGTAAACCCAAACTTATACGCAATTTCTATTTATACTGTCAATGGTGAAGAATTTAATATTGGAGATTATAAAAAAGAATTCGCAATTGAATCATGCTCTAAAGTTTTTTCATTGGCATTAGCTTTAGAAACTCACGGTATTGAAGAACTTAAAAATAAAATTGGTACAGAAGAATCCGCTGACGCATTTAATTCTTTATCAGCAATCGAAAAATCAAAAATACATACGATGAATTCTTTTTATAATGGCGGAGCAATGGCGACCACTAGTTTAATGTATGAAAAAGATAAAAAAAAATTTGAAAACAAAATTTTAAACAATATGAGCAATTTTGCTGGAAGAAAACTGAAAATAAACACGAGTATTTATAAATCTGAAATGTCCAATATTGAACATAACTTGTCAATCGCATATTTATTGAAATCTTATAATCGATTTTATGGAGATGTACCAACAACCGTTGATGTATATACAAGACAATGTTCGACACTTGTAACTAGCAAAGATGTCGCAATTATGGCAGCTACATTGGCAAACCAAGGCGTGAATCCAAAAACAAATAAATATGTCATTGATAAAAAATTTATTCCCTATATTCTAACACACATGAGTGCGAATGGATTATATGAAGAATCCGAGGAATGGATGACTGAGGTCGGTTTACCAGCAAAAAGTGGTGTTGGTGGAGTATTATGTATTGTTGTTCCTGGTGTTATGGGTATCGGTATTATTTCTCCTCCACTAAATAAAGCAGGAAATAGTTATAAGGGAATAAAAACCGCCAAATTATTAGCAAAAAAAATGAAGTATAACTTATATTTTAGAAACTGTAAATAATTTATTTTTCCTTGTCTACTAGAATTTCCTTGGCTACGGTTCGAATTATTTTATTGTAATTCTTTTGGGCTTTTTCTTTATCTGTTTCACCTAAGCTTTGGTCTATCAGTTTTGTATACAAGTCGCTCTTTTTATGATTCGGGTCTTTGTATTCCGGATTGGCTTTCGCCCAAAGAGACATTTGCTTGACATTCTTGTGTTCAATCGCCTTGATGGCTTTTATCATTTGCTCTTTATCATCGTCTTTATGCCAAGTATCATTATTCTTGACATGAATAACTTCTCTTTTTAAATCACTACAGTGAATCGGTCGTTTACTTATATCTAATTTGTTTAATCCCTTGACTAAAATATTGCTAATCCCTCCGCAATAACCGAGCGGTCCAAAATTTTCAAAATCTGTTAGAGTTAGAATGAGTGATTCCAAGAAATCACTTAAATTCAACGCGTCTTTACAGGTTTCATTCAAGAAAACATTCAAGTTGAATTTATTGTTATTGTTTTGTGTAATATTATTATTGGTAACATTGCGGTCCTTGCTTAATTCAAGTATTTGTTTATTCTGTTCCATCATTTGTTTGGTTTGCTCTAAAATAAGCTCTTTAAATTCTTGATTTTGTTTTAAAAGCTCTATTATCATCTCCGCATCAAATTCAGTGTTTGATTTATCTTCTTCTATATTCATGACTATGTTGTCTTGTATACATTGTTCACTATTACTCTTATACTTACAATTATTTTTTTTGTGAGCACACAATGTGGTTTGGTGTTTATATTCTTTTCCACATTCACACGTGTATATCTTATCTGGAACTTTTTTATTAGGATTTATTAGGAAATTATGTTTATCGGTTAATAAATGTCTATCATATTGACTTTTACGTGATGTAAAATAGTTACAATGTTCACACTGAAAATTTTTGGAACTTTTTAGCTCCTCATTTTTAGGTTCCATTAGGATATATTTCCTAAATATTATAATTTTAAATAGTTTATAAATGAATACTTAAAATTTATGCTCACAAAATTATGCTCTCATCGAAAAATCCACGAAAAATCCAGGAGAGCTTTATGCTGTAAAATGAGCTAAAAAACAGTGTTTTTCATCAAAATACTGGCATATTTGAAAAATGGACATACCAAAAATGTCCATTTTTACTTTTTCTGATTTTCTTTTGTTGAAATTTGAAAATTTTAGAATTTATATTCTTCGATATTTTCAATAAAAATATAATATTTGTAAAATATAATACATGAACAATTTAATTTATAAAACCGGTATTTTCGCTTTGATTATTCAAATATTTGCGGTGGTATTTGGTTATTATGTATTGGGATTAACAGTACCACCATCTTTTTTATTTTTAAAAAAACTGCTATGGTTAGAATTATTTGTTCAAATTATCCAAGGATCTTTTTATATTTGGATGGCAACCAATTTTTCGAAAATTGCGGATATAACGCCTTTCCGTTATAATGACTGGTTTATTACTACGCCTATCATGTTATTTACCTATTCATTTTATTTGTTGTATTTAAAATACAGGGAAGAAAACAAGGTAATCGACAAAAATATATTCGAGTTAGTTCAAGAAAATGTCTGGGTTTTGATACCTATCATTCTATTGAATGTCCTCATGTTGGCTTTTGGTTATTTAGGTGAACTAAAGAAAATAACGAAATATTTGGCGGCATTTTTGGGATTCATTCCATTTATACTGATGTTTTCCATTATTTATATAAATTATGCTATATATTCCGCAAATGGTATAAAAATATTTTGGTACTTTTGCGGTATATGGTCTTTATATGGTGTCGCATCTGTATTGCCATATGAAATCAAAAATGTAATGTATAATATTTTGGACTTTTTCTCAAAGAATTTCTTTGGTATTTTCTTGGCGTTTATTTTATTTTTTGCGAATCAAGAAATGACAAATACAACGAAAAGTGAAACAAATATGTAATATATATTTTGCATGTATATGCAAAAAATATATTTATGGTCAGCGTTTTCACAAATATAATCCATAGATTTATTTTTAAGTATTATTATGAATACTATTTTGTTCCTCACATGGGCGAATATAAAAGGCTAAATAATTTTCATCTGCCGTATGTTCATCTGTGCCAACCATTGAGCCTAAAGTATGAGTCGGGGTAGACACTAGTGCTGGTCCTTGTTCAGACGCAACACCGTGAATAGAATAATGGTCGGCACGTACAAATTCAAAATTGGGAACGTCCAGTAATTCAAGATAAAAATCGTTTCGAATATATCTTTTCATTTTTTGAATAAATTGTTTGATTGTGTGTGATGCAGATATTTTATATGTTTTATTGTGTGTACTATATGCGATTTTAAAATAACAAGTGATGAATCGCTGATTCATGTGGTTATGAGTGCGTGTATTGTATATTTTTGGAATATTAACTATTTGAGTCATTATATAATATGGAGTTTTATTTATATTTTATATGAACCGATATTTAAATCATTTTTATTATATATTTCCCCCAAAATACCATTTTCTCTCATTGAGTCTAAAAATAAAATTGATTTTTAATCAAAATATTGTAATTTATAATAATGATATTATATAATGGCGTTTTCTATTACACCTTTTAACATTTCAAACGCCGATTTTAACGGCATAAAAAATTAAAAAGTGTAATGGCGAATTTCACGCCTTACCATACTTATCTTCCTTAAAGGAGTATCGTAGGTATTTATTCTTTTTGTTCCCTAAAACATTTTGGTCTTCTTTTTCCTTGTTTTTCACATTGTAAAAGAAGTAAAATATTCTTGGAAGCGTTAATATCTCTATCCATACAGCATAATTTACACTCGTTGGAACTACAACGGATTACGCTATGGTATTGAGACATTCTTGCTTTTCCCTTACATAATTTCTTGTTTCTATAAAGAGTTATCCTTTCAAAACATTTATTACAAGTCTTACTTGTTCCCCATTCATCTATATCTACAACATCACAAAATCTTTTTAACTCCTTCTTTAATTTTAGAATAGTGCTGACTGGGATAATACAGCTCCATTTGTTCCACCAGTCACGCGCGGAAAAGTAATTAAAGTATATGACGGCGATACCATTACGATTGCGTCAAAACTCCCGTATAAATCATCAGAAATGTACAGATTTTCAGTAAGACTACGTGGCATTGATTCCCCTGAAATCAAATCAAAATCACCGGTTGAAAAAGAATTGGCGCTGAATTCTAAAATGTGTCTATCCAATGTTATTTTGGGTCAAATTGTTCAACTAAAAAATGTTTCTACAGAAAAATATGGGCGAATATTGGCAGATGTATATGTTGATGATGTAAGCGTGAATAAATGGATGCTTGAAAATAAATTGGCGGTTCCTTATAATGGTGGTAAAAAAATACGTTCACCAGAATGGGACAACGACTCCTCCAGTGATGATGAGTAAATTGTAAATAAAATAAAAATTGATTTATTTTTATTTATATTTAATTCTAATATAAATAAAAAGATTACACACACACAAAGATAAAACAATAGAATTTCACACAATGGAAAGTCATACAATGGAAACTCACACAATGGAAACTCACACAATTGAAACTCATCCAGCTTGTTTAAAAGACAATGAAGAATATATTATTGAAAAAAAATACAACGATGATAATATTTTTGTGTATAAAGGTATTCGTAAAGTAACATCACTTGATATTATTAACCCAGAAGGTTTATATGAAAAACTCCATTTTGTAAATCTTGAATTATTGTCTAAAAAACAAAATATGGACAACATGCCAAAATTGGAACCGGGTGAATTAAAAAGAACAACCCATATTAGACCTGAATATTCAGATATATTAGAACATTTAGGTTCAAGTTTTGATATTGAAGACAACATTAAATTTTATGAAAACAATAATTCGAATGTAAACAATTTAGAAAAATAGTTTAGATGATTCTTTTATTATTTGTATATATTGTATTTTTTTCTTTGTATATATTGTATTTTTTTCTTTGTATATATTATAATGCCTGGTAAAACTAGAAAAATCGGTCGCAAGTCAAGCAAAAAACTAAGTTTATGTAAACTTAACAAATACAAGAAAACAATGAAACGCATGAATAAAAAACTTTCTGGAGAAAAGTTTAATGCGTTGTTTTCATTTTTTGATACCAACAGAAATAGAAATATTGATTTCAAGGAATTTAAAAGAGGATTAAGAAGTAAATTAAGTCATACTAAAATTTCTGACAAGGACTTGAAGAGTTTATTTAATTATTTTGATTTAAATAAAAACCGAAATATTGATTATAATGAATTCAAGAAGGGATTAGTTGGTGGTCAACCTCCTGGAGCTCCACCAACTCCAGAAAAAGGACAAACCCCAGACCCATATCAACGTCAAGCAGGTGACGGAAGAGATTTATCACCAGATGTTAATGCTGAACAATCAAATTAATTTCATCTAAAATCCAATAATTTCCAAATCTTTTAAATTCCAATATTCACAACCACCACCAGGAATTGGTCGTCGAATAATAAACGGAATTCTTTTTTGTTCCAATTCGATTTGCGCAATGACATAACCGTCAATGACATTTTCCGGAACTTTTACAAATACTTTTGCGCCTGAGTTGATTTGCTTAGCGCGTTGTCCCAATATACGTGCGCGTTCATATTTTGTCAAATAAGGCAATGTCTTGTGTAGGTCATCGATAATATTATTATCTTGGTCTCTAATAACATTTGTTAAGGCAATGATTTCATCATAATTATTAATAGCGCATTCGGGATGATATTCCAAAATATAATTTTTGTTTAAATCCACGTTGAATTTTTGTAAATATGATTCATCTTCTAATTCTTCGTCGTCATCTATATTTTCATCATCATCATCCATACTAGTTTGTTCTAAAGTTTTGGATGATAATGTTGCTTGTTGTCCCATTTCTTCATCGTCGTCATCTTCATCATCATCAACCTCATCATCCTCGACTTCTTCATCGCTATCTTCCACCTCTTGTTGTTCTTCTTCATCATCATCAGAATCTTCGACTGCTGTCATTATTTTTTTAATACTAGGTGTTTCTTCTTCTTCATCTTCTTCTTTTTCGGATAATTCATTCTCGGGCTCTTCTGTTTCCGCTTCACTTGAATAATTGTCGTTTTCGTTATCACTCATCTTATTTATATTAACTAAATATTCTTTAAATAAAATAAAAATCAATTTTATTTTATTGGCATTTTTGTTTTTGTAAATTAAAATTGAAAATGTTTTAAATGTATTATATTTTAAATACAATTACGACTATCATCATACAACAATAGAATGGAAATTATAAATCACACAGTACCAAGTGACAATGATTCGTTGGTTATACAAAAAAATACAAATAATATTATAAATAAAGGAACCGGTGCTGGCGGCGCAAATACGAATAAAAATGGTTTGTTATATGAAGAAAAAACAAACCTAGAACCATTATACGCGACAAGTATATTTGACAAAGAAACCAACACCTATATCGTAACATTTAATGGTAGTGAAAGTAAATATGTACGGGCAAATAAAGCAAATTTATATAAATATATGAAATATCGTGGAGAGGTAAATAACACATTACAACAAGCCGCGGGTTGTAAACAACCAGATGAAGCATATATTGACAATAACCGAAAAATCGTATTTATTATTGAAAAAAAGTTTCAACAAGGGAGCGGTTCTGTTGATGAAAAAATACAAACCGGTCCCTTCAAGCAATTACACTATAGTCAACAATTTCCAAATTATACAATACATTATATATATTGTCTTTCGGAATGGTTCAAGAATAAAGAATATACTAGTGTATTGGAGTATTTACATCAACACAATATTCCCGTATTTTGGGGAAATGAAGATGAGTATAAACAAAAAATAATAGAATACATGACTAATAGTTCTTAATAATAACCTCTTTTGCCTTTGCGTCTGGTTTTTTAGAATTTATAGACCTTTTGCATAAAATAGATGTTATATTGTAATTTTTATTTGTAAAGTTTTCACGTATCAAACTTACATCCGCATTACTCAACATCATTTTTTTATTTGTTTCCGTCATTTTATGTATTAAATTAAATAGTTCAGTATGTTTTTCAATCCCAAAACCATTTTCAGTGTAACCTACAAATGATGTATTTGTTTCTGGCGCATATGGTGGGTCTAGATAAACAAAATCATCAAGTTCTACATTTGTGAGTGATGTATTAAAATCATAACATTCAAATATTACATTTTGTATTAAATCATGTATTTGTTCTAAGTGTTCTTTATTTATGATTTCTGGATTATGATAGTGTCCATATGGAACATTAAATCCTTTTGGACCGACCCGAAATACCCCTCGAAAACATGTTTTATTCAAGAATATAAACATAGCAGACGCAAATAGACTTTTTTTATCATTCAAGCATAATTTATTATATTCATCCCTTATCCAATAATAATAATTTTCTTTCGCGATTTTAGCTTCTTCTATATTTGTAGGTTTTCTATTAATTTCTCCATTACCGCATTGATTAAATTCAGTAATTATATTTTGAACTGTATCATATAATTCTACGTGACGTGTTTGTATATTTTTATAAACGTAGATTAATGATTCATTCAAATCGTATGCGTATATTTTCCCATTTATTTTAATAATCCCGTTTTTCACATAGGATAACAGAGTGAATAATACACTTCCTCCACCTAAAAATATTTCACGATAATTATTTATTTCGATAGGAAAATCAACGATAAGTTTATCTAGAATTTGAGTTTTTCCACCCACCCATTTTAAGATTGGTTTGGGAATGTCTATTTTTACAGGATTTATATTTTTAACAAGTTTAAAACTATTCGTGGTTTCTTTATTTTTATTCATTGAGTTAAAATATATATTATCTTAATATACATCTTAATATTATACTTTTAATTCAATTTTTAATTATATAAAATTGCTTACCAAGGAATCGTAAAAATCGCGTGGATTAATTGTAACAAGAATCTTCTAAATCATATATTCCGGATTGATATAATATAATTTTTCCCTCTTTGAAACTTAGCGTCGGGTCACGGTTTTGAATAAAACGTTTAATTTCTCGCACACTCGAATAATAAAAAAAATCACATTCAATACTTGTCCACCATAAATCATCTTTAATGACATATAAATCATTACAACAAGGAATTAAAATACAATCAATAATATTGGAAAACCTTACTCTTTTTTTTTGAACGGGTATGAAATCACAAAAAAATTTATCCAACAAAATATCCATCCTTTATTTTATAAAGTTTCAACTAGTAAAACAAATAATTTATGTCTAAATGATAATTGATTGAAAATATTAAAATCGTCTTTTTATTTCATATCCTCGGTTTTCCAAACAGTGTCGCAACTTGAGCATAAATAAACATATCGCATATTCACATCATCATAACGAATATAAATAATTTCGCGCTCCTTGTCCTTTTTATTGGTATCACAATTTTCATTTGGACATAATATTTTGTTTACGCGCGGTAATGTTGGGTCTAATTTAGTGTATTTATTAATAAAATGCGCAAATTCTTGTTCGTTTTTTTTAATATGAGTTTTCAATATACTTACACTGTCATTTGTAATTAAATTGTCTTCATTTCCGCAATTACGACAATAATAAATCAATTGATTCGTATTTTCATTATCAATACGAATATAATACATATTTTGACATGTGCTACAGAAATGCATCCTTTATATTTTTATAAAATATCTTTATATTATTTTATTTGAAACCAAATTAAATCAAAATAAATAAATCAATTTTATTTTGATTGAGTTTAATTATAGGCTATATATGACATCTAAATACAATGCTAATAACATGGGAAATTGCCAGGTAGAATAGTATACTATTGTATTTTACTTTCCATCGGTCTCATATTTTCCACCAGCAGATTCACATTTTTCTAAACTCGCGTATTTTTCAACACTACATCGAAAATCCTTGTATAATTTTTCATAATCGATGATTACACTCATATTGTATAAACTCGTTGTTATTTTTTCAACCGTAGGAAATTCTTTTTGTTTTTCTTCAAGGAATTTATGTATTTCGTCTTTATTTTTTAAAAACTGTTCTTTAACATCAGGATAAAAACAGTCAAACTTTTCCATATACACCCCCGGATTTTTATTCAATACTTTTAAAATCGCAATATCAATATTTTTGTACTCAATTATTTTATTGTATTTTGAATAATCATGATGTGTCTTGGTAACACCAGGTTCATTTAATATAGGGTCATTATTCAATAAAGTACATAAATTCAACAATACGGTTGAAATAGTTTGACAAGAGGTCCACTGTTCGCCACGCCAGGTATTTAATAAAGAAATACATACTTTTCCACCAGTATATAAATTCGGGTTAAACCTAATATTTTCTCCATTTGTACAATAGGTCACATGGGGTGGACTATGGGGATAATCCGCAGGATACTTGAATTCAAAAAAATAATTTCCCCCGAAATAAGGGGTCTCACCAGGCCCAATAATTAATGCGTAACCTTTTAACATGTCTTCATCGTCATGAACGTAGTAAATACCATTTTCGGTTAACGGATTTTTAATAATATCGCGGACATCTTTCAACAACCGTTGTATAGTGTCTTTTGATATAATAATATTTTTTGATTGACTCGATGACATGATTATATTAATATATAAAAATGGTTTTATATGTTTTATTAATATATTATTTATATTTAGTTAAACTATAAGTATTAATATTCTTTTATATTACAAGATGAATCAATCAAGAATTGTAAACAATTCAATAATGGAAGGTTATAAAATACCAAATATAGTACACCAGACTTTTAAAAATTCCAAATTACCATTAGAAATCGTACAAATAATTTCTTCTAATAAAAAAAAATGCCCAAATTTTAATTTTTTATTTTATGATGATAATGATTGTGATAAATTTATAAAACAAAATTATGATGAAAATGTTTACAGTGCATATAAAAGTATAAATGATTGTTATGGCGCAATGAAAGCGGATTTTTTCAGGTATTGTGTATTGTATAAATTAGGAGGTGTATATTTAGATATAAAATCAAAAATAAACACACCATTGTTTAAAATAATTCAAAAAGATGATATTTGTATACTTGACATACCTCGGTCAAATTTAGAACCATGGCGAAAAAATGCGCCAACTTATGAACAATGGTTGCTCATTTTTGCCCCGAATCATCCTTATTTATTAGAAACAATCAATACATTAACGAATTATATTCATACAAAATTTAAACCGACAATACCAGGAATAAATGTTTTAAATACAAAGCAAAAAATATTACATGTTACTGGTCCAGACGCATTTACAAAATGTATAAATAATTATATAAAAAATAATAACAATATTAAATTACATAGAAATATAAATTATAATCATTTTTTTCAATTAAATATTTTAGGTCATGATTATAAAAAAATGTATACAATGAATAATAAAAAACATTATAGTGAATTAAATTTACCATTATACAAATAGACAAAGCGGTGATATTCTTATTTTCGCACGATTCTTATAAATTGCTTGAAAATGAAAGGACCTGTGTTCGCAATCACTTATCCAATCTCTATTTTTTTCTGATTTTATTTTTCCGGCAAATCTTATATTTTGTAATAATAGTTTTTTTGGAATGTAATTTAAATTAAATCTGCCGTCATATTCACAGTTTAAAAATTTTGTTGTTTTATATATAGAAAATCCATTGAAAGCGGAATAACACGGTATTAATTGTGTTTTATTTATTCTTTTTATAATATTGTTTAAATAAATGACTCCTAATCCGGCATTTTCAAAATGATGACAACTCGCAACAAATGGACCAATAGATAACGCCCATATATCGTAATATTCATTTGGAAAATTAAAGGATAATGCGTCCCATTCACTATTTCTATATTTTAAATAATAATTCAACATATCTATTTTCATTTTGCGACTTCCTTTATCATCACAGTCCATTACTACAAAATATTCATAATCGCTATATTTTTCGCGAATTTGTTGAAGACAATAATTTCTTCCTTTGGCAATACGGTGTGTTCGGTATATTGACAGAGGATCGTTATTTACATGAAACGTAAATTTTGGGTTTTTCGTTGCGTATTCCTCCATTATTTTCAACGTATTGTCTTTGGACTCATCGTAATATAATATGATAACATAATCATCAAATAATGTCCCTACATTTTCCATGTTGGAAAAGACATTTTTTAAATATTTACCACACTCACGAACTGTACCACAAATACAACATTTCATTTTAAATAATATTTTATATATTTTTATAAAATAAAATATTATTATCAAGTTTCCTCATTTTCAAAATATTCAATCACTTTTGTATTAATCGTATGATTTAATCTTGTGTTTTTAATTACAAATTGTTTCACCAATTCTTGATTTAATAAATAATTTTGTAATGCTATGTTGGAATTTTGAATACACTTTCCATGTGTTTTCGCAGGTTTATTTAATTCTTTCAACATTTTTTCGCGGTTATTCACTTTTATTCCTAAAGGAGATAATTTTTGATTTAAATATTCAAAACTAGAATCGTTATTTATTAATTTGTAATAATCAACAAAAATAACATTCGAATTTTGTTGAATTATATCCATATACATGGTATAATATAAGTTGTATAAATGAATAATATTGTCGAATTTATAATTACAGAACAATAAGGTGTCAAATAATTTATTATTAACAAGTT